CTATATTGTCACAAATAATTTTACGAACTTGCTCGTGTGCCGTAACTGGTGGGAACGGATGTTCAAACTTGGACCAGTATGTGACATCGCTATTCAGGTATCGTTTATATCGCTCTAAATCGCGCTCATGTATGGCTGGGAAATTGCGCATGACCCAATTACACCAATGAGATATCACGGGCGTACTAGGGTCGGTAATTAGATAACCTGAAGCTTTTCGATGTAATACCACATTTGTGGGTACATCCATTGGCGATACTGTCATATGCAGTTTTATCAAGTGGCGTTTGACGTCTATTATTGATTCACTTGTCGTCCAAGGATCAATAAACAATCGTCCTAAAAATGGTACCGGATTGCCAGGTAATATTGTTTCTGCTTTCAACAACATCCCGAATTGTGCGAATACTCTGTTCATGTGTGCTGGGTCGACATCACAAGTGATGCCATCATCTCCTCCATATAACCCTAACCGCGCATAGCAATCAGCAGGCGAGTCATTGAGCTGGCGTAAAGCAACATAATTCATGAATGCATTTCCACAACTATTTCTGCATGATGTAATCGCAGATCCAGAAATAGTGTTCCAGAGCGCTTCGTATACGTAACCGTGGGAAGTAATACCTTTACACTTGGCTTCTTTCAACAGTAGTTTTATAACCTCAGGGTGATACTCGCGTGCAAATGATCTAAGCATAAGTGCACGCATGAGCAAATATATTATCAAACCCATGGAACCATCGCATTTGGAGATATCCATATCGCAAACGACATTACTTGCACTTACTTTTTCGTGCATAGTAGTCGACATCTCTCTTGGGTGTTTTCCGAATGCATACCAATGAGTTACTTTTAGTATGTTCTCGGTAAACACTTGTACGTATTGCCCCAATCTGAAATTATGACCCGTGGGGACCGTTGAGATGTTGCGTGGCTCTGTGACTTTGGCATAAGTTTCTGCTTTCTGGAACGATCTTACATTCCAGATATCGTCACAATAGAGTATATGTTTGATGCTGTTTAAGAAACCACGTTGCGTTGGGCGTGACCATTGTTGGTATTGAGCCTCATAGTCGCTTGGTACAAGGGTATGGTATTGTGGATCAGGCACGAGCATAGCTACAAATTCGTCCAAACACTGGAATACGAATGGCGGATACTCGTTAACTTGATTGGCAACCTTAGTTATTCTACCTTGTACACAAGCAACATCGTTGTTATACGATCGCAGTGGATGCGTTGCTTCATTCATGATAGCAGGCGTTATTCGTCTAGCTGAGGGGCGTCCATCCTCTGTGGATAACGGCCACAGAGTTTGATAACCCCTATCATCCGTGTCA